TGAGAGCAGATGGAACTGTAGTATATGGTAGAGTGGCTAACACAATACGAGTAACAGCTCACGACGAAAAAGTTATTGTTGATGGTGATGGTGAACTTCATTACAATGGAAATTTAAAATTAAAAGTTTCTGGAGATTTTGATTTAGAAGTCGGAGGAGATTTTAATGTAAAAGTAGAAGGCGATGTTGATCAAACAATAAAAAGAGGTTATAAACAAGATATTGGTGGAAGTAAAGAAGTTCAAATAATTGAAAGTAAATCAGAAACAATAGGGATAGATGCAACAACATTTATACATGGAAATAATACAAGTATTATAAAAAAATCAAATGGATTATTTGTAGGAGAAGATCAAGCACAAAATATTGGTGGTACACTAGTTATGACAGCTGAAAAAGAAATTACACTCTCATCAAAAAGTGTGAATATTGCTGCATCATCTTTAGCAATGCTAGGTGATAGTGGAACTATTGGAGGTACTGATATGGTATATTATGGAAAAACTGCGCACATTCCAAGAATTAATTCAACTTCAATCCATGCTACAACATTTCACGGAGATTTAAATGGTGTAGCTGAAAAAGCAAATGAAGCAAATAAAGCTGGAACTGCAGTTCCAGGACCTGCTGGCACGGGCGGAACACCAACAGTTACAACTGCAACAAATAAAGTTACAGCAGAGCCAACAACTTCTTTATTAAACGACGCGTTAGAAAACTCTTCAATAGGAATAAAAAGAGTAGATATCGATACATCAAAAGGTTTATTTAACAGGTTAAATAGATTAGATCATTATGGTGGAGTATCAAAAACAGATTTAACTACACGTCAAGTAAGATCAAAGTTAAGAGATCCAAATAATATTAATAACGAAACTTTTACAGGAGCTTGTATTGCTGAAGGCATATTATCACCATTTTTTTCTCGAGAAGCAATACTAACAGTTGACAGAATAGTTTCAAATGAAAAAAGTCTTAGAATTCCAAGTACAATTATGGGAAATCCAGCTAATCCTATGGAAAGATTTATAGGTACTCCTAATAGCGTAAATAAAACTGATGCTTTACCAGATGCTAAATTTAATCCAGTGTTTCAAGAAGGATCTATATCAAGTAGAACACGATTGGCCGAAGGAATTACCATGGCTACATTTTTAGGTGGAGTAGGCGATCCTGTAACTTTAACTCATATTCTTGATGATGGCGAAAGACTAAACCTAGCTAAACAATATACATTGCACACACGTATTTTAAAAGCGGTAAACTCTCATAAAGCTGTTCGTGAATTTAAAGATTTTAGACTGCAAGTAGTAGAAGGTCTATATAGACCTGAAATAGGTGAAGACTTAGATGTTAGTGATGGAATTAATTATTTAATGTCTAGAGGTAGAGCCGTTGTTTATGAATTAATAAATGAAAAAGGTGAAATAGCTATAGAAAAAACATTTGATTTGGCTGTATATTTTAAAGATAATATACAATTTGAAAAAATGATATTAGATTATGATAATTATAATCCAGATGATTCGTTAAATGCTCAAATTATTATAATAATGCCAGAAATAACACCGCCATGGGAAGTAATTTACACTAATAAAATTGAAACTAGATATAATAACTTTTCTCAAGTAACTAATGAGTTAATGGAAGCATTACCTACTACATAATTGTATAAATAGAACAAAAGGAAATAATATGCCAATTAGAGCTTTTGCAGTAGAAGATGGAAACATAGGAAGTAAAACTATTCTTACTTCTCAAACAAGGTCATCTTTAGATATTGATTTGTCTTTTACTAAAAAAGCGTCAGGTGATATATTTAAGAAACAACATGCTGCAGCTGTAAAACAAGCAGTAAGAAATTTATTACTTACTAATTTTAGTGAAAAGCCATTTCAACCTAGATTTGGTGGAAATCTAAATTCATTATTATTTGCTTTAAATACTGATATTGATGATGAAGATTTAGAAGAACAAATAATTCAAGCAATTGAGATATTTGAACCTAGAGCTAAAGTTCTAAATATAGCTACTAATTTAAACGAAGATTCGCACGAAATAAAAGTTTCAGTCACCTTTAAAGTAATTAATACAAATGAAACTGTTACTACTAATATAGATTTAACAAGGTTAAGATAATGGCAACAACAATTAAATCAACTCAATTAGACTTTGACACTATAAAAAGTAAATTAAAAGAATATTTAAAACAACAAGCTGAATTTCAAGATTATGATTTTGAGGCTTCTGGCTTAAGTAATATATTAGATGTTTTAGCATATAACACGCATTTTACTGGATTAAACGCTAACTTTGCGTTAAACGAATCTTTTATTAATACTGCGCAATTAAGAAGTTCAGTTGCGTCTCTAGCAGAAGGATTAGGTTATACTCCAAGGTCTTATGTTTCATCTGAAGCAAGTTTAGATTTATCACTTAGTATCACTACAACACCGCGGCCTGCAGCTATAATACTTCCAAGAAATACTCAGTTTACAACTAGCGTTGATGATGTTTCGTATACTTTTCAGACAAGAGAGTCGTTTTCTGCTAATGACAATGGAAACGGAATATATCAATTTTTAAACTCTACTAATGGAACTGGAATACCTGTATTTGAAGGAACAGAAAAAACTAAAACATTTTTTGTAGGAGATACATCTGATACTCAAATATATGTGATACCCGATGTCACATTAGATACTACTACATTAAGAATACGCGTATTTCCAACTGCAGGTTCAACACTTTTTGACACATATACTGATATTAAAAAAGCTGTTAAAATAGAAAATGACTCAACATACTATCAAATTAAAGAAGTTCCTAATGGTTATTATGAGTTAATTTTTGGTGATGGATTAACTACTGGCAAAGCGCCTAAAGCAGGTAATAAAATTGTAGTAGATTATTTATCAACACTAGGCTCAGCCGGAAATGGTGGTGTTACTTTTACGCCAAAATCAAGTATAAGAATAAACGATGTAGATTATAATATGATTGTAGTTACTACTGCAAATTCGGCAGGAGGAGCGTTTAAAGAAAATATTGAATCAATAAGGCAAAATGCTCCTATAGCATTCACGTCTCAGCGCAGACTTGTAACAGCTGAAGATTATAAAGGACAAATTCTTTCAAATTATAACGCTTATTTAGATGATGTAACGTCTTATGGAGGCCACGATAATGTTCCAGCTACATATGGAGTTGTATATCTTGGATTAAAATTTAAAGACGGAATAACAGCTAGCACACAACTATCAGTTAAAGATCAAATAAAAACAGAGTTAACTGATAATATGTCAGTTATGTCTATTACAAGTGAATACGTAGATCCGATAACAACACTTGTACAATTATCTACAAATTTTAATTTAGATCCAGATTTAACTAGTTCAACTCTTCAAGCTATGCAAAATTTAGTACAAAATGCAATTACAGAATATTTTTCTGTAAATTTAGGAAAATTTAATAAAGTATTTAGAAGATCTAATTTGTTAACTATTATCGATGCGTTAGACCCCGCAATACTTAACTCTAGAATGGATGTAAAGCTCTTACAAACCTTTGTTCCAACTAATAACATATCTTTGTCTTACACTATAACGTACCCTGTTAAATTAGCTGCGCCAGATACAACAATAGCCACACTGAAATCATCTGGATTTGTTTTTAATTCTAAATCTTGTTTTTTACAAAATGAAATAGGATCTAGCAAAATACAAGTTGTATCTTCTACTGGATCAATTGAGGTTGACAATGTTGGAACATACAGTGCAGATTTAGGCACTGTTAATTTAGTTGGGTTTAAGCCTTCATCTATAGAAGGTTCTTTTATAAGTATATCTATAACACCAGCTAATCAGAATACAATTAGGCCTTTACGTAATTACGTATTAGAATTAGATCAATCTGTATCAACTTCTAGAGCATTACTTGATTTTCAAAACACTAAGGTATCTATTTAATGTCAGTTCATTATCATAGTAAAAGAAGATTTAAGAATTTACAAGTTAGAAAAGTTCGTGAAGCGCTTCCTGAATATTATACTTCAGACTATCCTAAGTTAGTTTCATTTTTAGAAAAATATTATGATTTTATAGATTCTGACAATGGAACGCACGCATTTGGCGATAACATTAGACAGCTATTCGGCACCAAAGATATACATGAAACTCCTGAGAATTTACTTAATAACTTAGTAGGTGAGGTTGCTGGAGGATTAGAAACTGGTGACAATTTTACAGATACTAGATATGCTTTAACTCGATTAGCTGAACTATCTAGAAATAAAGGAACTAAGTTTAATTTTCAAGAATTTTTTAGATTATTTTTTCAACAAGTTGCTGAAGTAGAATATGGAAAAGAATCAATATTTAATATCGGTGATTCAAAGAGTCAAATAGGTGTTGACTCTTTAAAGTATATACAAAACAATGAATTGTTTCAAACGTTTGGATTATTAGTAAAAACTGGTATTGATACTTCGCAATGGGAAGAATTATATAAAAAGTTTGTTCATCCTGCAGGATTCTATTATAAAGGTGAAGTTGTATCTGACACAGTAGCATCATTAAATATAACTGCACCTATATCTTTAGTAGATTCTTCTCCTGGTCCAACACTGGTATCTGAAGCTATTGCAACATTTTCTACGCCATTCCTACAAGCAACAGTGTTAATAGATTCAAGTGGAACAGATGTAAGAACTGCTCTTAATGAGTTAGTAAGCGATTACCAAGGGTTTACTTTACAACAATTAGATACAACCTACCATTCAGTCAAACAAGTTATAACACCAAATTCATTTACTTTTGATGACAGTAGTATTAGAGATAGTGATGAAAACGCAACTCCAGACTTTTCAATAACACTAGAAACTATGGATAATCAAATATTTACAAGACGTACAAGTGACTCGTCTTTCTAGTATAAATAACACTATAATTAGGAATAAAAAATGACAAGAGAAAATATTAGCACAGGATCTTCAGCAAATGACGGAACAGGTGATACGCTTCGTAGTGCTGGTACAAAAATTAATGCAAATTTTACAGAATTATATACTCTTCTTGGTGGTAATGCTAACACGTTAAGCACTCAAGTTACATTAGGTACTGATGGTGTAATATTTGAAGGTAGTACACCTGATGGTAATGAAACATCTCTAAAAGTAACTGATCCTACTGCAGATAGAACAGTTACATTACCAAATGCAACAGGTACAGTATCTTTAATAGATAATACTGAAACACTTACTAATAAAACACTTACAACACCAGTTATAGCATCTATAACAAATAGTGGAACTCTAACAGTTCCTACTGGTGGCGGAATAATAGCAACAAAAGCTGGAACAGAAACTTTTACTAATAAAACACTAACATCACCTATAATAAATACTGGTAAATTTGGAACATCGTTAAATGACACTAACGGAAATGAAGTTATTAAATTTACTGCCACATCGAGTGCGGTAAATGAATTAACAATTGCAAATGGTGCTTCTACGACTGGTCCTACATTGTCTGCAACTGGTGGTGGAGCAAATTTAGATGTTATACTTGCAGGTAAAGGAACAGGTGCAGTTAGCATAGCTAAAGCAGCTTTTGCAGCAGTTACTATGACAGGAGATGGCGCGGTATCAGCTACAGCAACATATATCATAGGAAATAAAGGAAGCACTTTAGTTGCAACTATGGCTGATGGAACAGTAGTAGGTGAATATAAAATATTTACAAATAAAGGAGCTGGACCGCTTCAAGTAACTCCAACAAACTTTTCACAAGGCGCAAAATTTACACTTGCACAACATGATGGATGTACTTGTATATGGGATGGAACAAACTGGTCTCTTGTAGGCAATCAAGGTGAAGTAACAGTAGCATAAAGGAATAGAATATGTCAGCAATAATAACTCGCCCATTTAAAAAGCAGTTAGCACAAACTGTATTTAATGAAGTGGTTAATACTACTAATAGGTATTATATTGGAATAGGAAGATCTGAGCAATGGGATTCAGCTGAAACAGTACCAACACCAATAATTAATGATGGAACTATTAGAAGTGTAAGAAATAGTTTACAATCAATAAAATCTGCTACAGACATATCATATGTTGTACCAAGATATAATTGGTCATCTGGATCTTTATACCAAGGATATGATGATACTTTTACTGGCATACCTGATATTAATCCTTATGCGGTATTAACCGAAGATAATCAAGTTTACATGTGTCTTCAACAAGCTAAAAATTCTAACGGAGTAGCAACAACATCTACTATTAAACCTGATGGAGTGTCCACTAAACCATTTAAAACATCCGATGGATACGTGTGGAAATTTTTATATACATTAACTGCAAGTCGAGCAAGTGCATTTTTATCAGCAAATTTTTTACCATGTGAAAAGGTACTAGACTCTTCAGACCACAATAATTTGGTTGATCCAAGCGCAGCATTACCGCCTTTAACTATTCAGCAAGCACTTGTACAAGATTCAGCAGTTCCTGGTCAAATTATAGGAATTGCACTAACATCTGGAGGTTCTGGGTTTACATCTACACCTAACGTAGTAATCACTGGTGATGGTGTTAGAGCAGCAGCAACTGCAACAGTAGTAAATCAAGTAATAACAAAGATTGAACTTGATTCAAGTACAGATAGTGCTATAGCTATGGGGCAAGGTTATAATTTTGCTAGTATTTCATTTACAAATGCTGGTGGCGGCACTGGAGCTTCTGCCAGAGCAATAATAGGACCAAGCAACGGTTTAGGTGCAGATTCAAGAGATGATTTATTTTCAAGTTCATTAATGTTTAATACAAAACCTAATGGTATAGAAGATAGCAATTTTATAGTAGGTCAAAGTTTTAGACAAGTTGCTTTAATAAAAGATCCTAACCACACTTCTGACAGTGCTGCAGATGGACCACCCTTTGCAACATCTAGTGGTAAGGTTTTAAGATCTCTAAAGTTAAATGCAACTGCTAACGCAAATCTTTTAAATACTACTATAGTAGGACAAGCCTCAGGCGCAAAAGCGTTTGTTGATGAGGTAGATGAAGATAGAATATATTTTCATCAGACTACAGCTACTGGATTTGGAACATTTCAAGAAGCTGAAGTAATTATAGGTGGTGGTATAAGTGCCACTTTAGATTCAGCTGGTGCTGACGCAGACGCTGAGGCCTTTGAGAGAGATGATGTTGATAAACTATCTGGAGAAATATTATATATAGAAAATAGAGCACCAGTAACAAGATCTATAAATCAACAAGAAGATTTAAAAGTAGTAATTACACTTTAAGGAATAAACTATGGCCACTAATTTAACTGAAACCACTTTTCCAACGTTGTATAAAGACGATTTTGCTGATAGCGCTGGTTATCATAAAATACTATTTAATTCTGGTAAGGCACTACAGGCGAGAGAATTAACACAGCTGCAAACTATACTTCAAGAACAAATATCAAGATTTGGTAGTAATATATTTAAAGAAGGCGCTGTAGTAAAACCAGGTGGCGCCACGATTAATCAAAAGTACGAATTTATAAAATTAAATACAGATACTAACGGAATTCCTGCTGATATTGAATCGTTTGTAGGAGAAACTTGGGTGGGTCAAAATTCTTCTGTTCAAGTAAAGTTATTACAATATGTAGCAGCTGTAGGAAGTGATCCTGCAACATTATATGTTCAATATACTAATACTAGTAGTGTTACTGGAGGCTCTTCAACAATACGAATGACTCCAGGAGAAGATATTGTTAGTGGATCTAAGACATTAACTGTTCAAACAATTAATTCAGCTGCTGACCCAGCAGTGGGTGTTGGAATATTAATTACACTATTATCTGGTATATATTACGCAAGAGGTCATTTTGTATTTACTGATAATCAAACTAAAATTATATCAAAATATTCTGATGTTGTTAATACTGAAGTAGGATTTAAATCAGTTGAATCTATAGTTACAGCTATAGATACAGATGCATTATTTGATAATCAAGGAGCTGTTCCAAACTTAACTGCGCCAGGCGGTGATAGATATAAAATTGAGTTGACCATTGCAGAGAAAAGTGAACTTACAGCTGATGAGAATTTTATTCATGTTGCAACTGTTAGAGACGGCGTTATATATAGTGCAATTGACGCAAACGACGCGTATAATGTTCCTAATAAAGTTGTTGCAAAAAGAATATTTGAAAATTCTGGTGATTATTTTGTAAAACCTTTTACTATAAATTTTGAATTAGATTCAGCTTCAACACATTTACGACTAAATGTGAGTCCAGGCACCGCAGTTGTTGATGGTTATAGAGCATCTCGTGATTATCCTACAACTATAAGAGTTAAAAAATCAATAGAAACTACTACAATAAACAATGATGTAGTAGGAATTGATTTTGGAAATTATGTACTTGTTAACAATGCAACTAGTCTTGATGAGGTCTCATTTGGTATACCAAATATCAACGTATTTGAAAAATTAGAATTAAAAGATAATACTGATTATACAGGAAATGTTATAGGTACCGCACGAGTTAAAGCGATCAACGAAGATGGCACTAAGCTAAGATACCATTTATTTGATGTAAAAATGAATAGTGGATCAGCTTTTAGAAATGTAAAAAGTGTAGGAACAAGTGTAACAAATTATTTTGAGCCAATACTTGAAAGTAGTAAAGCTGTATTAAAAGAAACATCAAATAATACTTCTATTTTTCCTTTACCACGAAGAAGACCTCAAGGATTAACTGATATTAGTTTTGCAGTTCAAAGAAGGTTTGCTACTACTTCTAATGGTTCAGGCGTGGCGGCGTTGTCTTTAACAGATGCAACTGAAACATTTGTAAATACTGGAGATTGGATAATTGGTACTGATAGTGATATCTATCTTGGTGCAAGTATAAGTTCTGCAGGAACTCAATCATCAACACTAAGTGGTTTACCTGCAAGTCAGGCTATTGAAGTATTAGCTTATGTCAATAAAAGTGCAGCAACACCTAGACAAAAACTTCTTGCAACAAATTCAATTACAGTTTCTATAGATTCTGATGGATTAGGCCAAAAGTTTCTTCCTCTTAACAAAGCTGATATTTTTGATGTAGAACAGGTTGTAAAAAGTGGTGATAGCGGTATAAGTTATTTAAACAGATTTACTGTAGATGATGGTCAAAGAGATAATCACTATGCACTAGGCAGGTTACTCCTTAAAGGCGGGCAATCTGCACCTGCAGGTGGAATATTTATTAGATATAGACACTTTAATCATGCAAATGACGGAGACTTTTTTGCTGTTAATTCATATAACGCTCAAGTGCCGTATGATCAAATTCCTACATATAGATTTAGTAATGGCACACGTATAAAACTGCATGATGTACTTGATTTTAGATCTGTTATGGATTCAGCTGGTGAGTTTAGTAATGCTAGTCTTGGTGCAATTGTTCATGAGCTACCTCAACCAACATCAGTTGTAACTGCAGATATCACTTACCACTTAGCCAAAGCTGGTAAATTAGTTATTGACAAAGATGGTATTATAAGATTTAATGTAGGTGCAGCAGGATTTACTCCGATAACACCTAATAAACCTGATGGAACACTCGGGTTATATGATATTAGACTTAATGCAAATACATTAAATGATTCTGACGTTAGTGTTAAAAAGATCGAACATAAACGTTTTACAATGAAAGACATAGGTCTGTTAGAAAAAAGAGTTGATAAATTAGAAGAAGTTGCAACGCTAAGTGCATTAGAAATTGATACTAAACATTTTCAAGTTCTAGATTCAGCAGGTAATAATAGAACAAAGTCTGGATTTTTTGTCGATAACTTTTTAGATCACTCACAATCACAATTAAGTGGAACTAATTACAGAGCTGCATTAGATCCTATAGACAATATAATAAGACCAGCATTTACTGAGGACAACGTAAGGTTAATTTATGATTCAGCTGGATCTATAACTGCTAATGGTGGTACACAAAAAACTATAAGAAAAGGCGATAATGTTTATATTATGTATGACGAAACACCGTATATAAATCAAGACTTAGCCACTAAAGCAATTAGTATAAATCCATTTTCTGTTGTTATATATGAAGGTGTTACTGTAGTATCTCCTGCATCTGATGAATGGAGAGATACAAATATTATTGCAGAAAGAACTATACAAGGTGGAACTAGATTGAGTTCTACTCAAGCTTATAATTGGAATAACTGGTCTTGGAATTGGGGAGGAATTCCTGCAGAAAATTTAGGAATTGGCTCACAAACTAATACTCGAGAAGGAACAGTTAATAGAGTTGTAAGTGAAGAAACTATACTAGAAGTTGTAGAAGATAGAGTTGTACAATCTGCTTTAATACCTTATATGAGATCTAGAAAAGTATTTTTTAAATCAGAAGGATTACGACCAAATACTAAAGTCTTTCCTATACTTGGTGGTAATTTAATTTCAGACTACACTAAACCCGAAACATTTCAATTTTATTCTGATAATGCTGTAGATTATGGTAATACATTAAAAGGACTGACTGCTCATCCAGATGGAGCTGCTACATTACAAACAGATGCAAATGGTACAATTCAAGGTTCTTTTATCATACCTAACAACGATAGTTTAAAAATTAGAACTGGGCCAATAGAATTTAAAATTCTTGACGTAAGTGCAGATAATGAAGCTGGTGCATCAGTTATAGCAAAAGCAATATACACTGCTACTGGATATATCGACAATATTGATAGAACTTATGCTTCAACTAGAGTTCTTAATGTTCAAGGTATAAGATTAAGAGACGAAGCTCAATACAATTCAGGAGATAATGAAAGCACGACTGGTGGAGGAACTTCAATATCTGAAGATAATGCTACAGGCGGTGGTGGTTTTAGTAACGGACACTCTAACTCTGCGACAGGTGGTTTAGGTGATGCAAATTCAGCTTCAAATTCTAGTCCGGCAAATGCAGGAATCGACGAAGCACCGGGTGATAATGGAGGATCTAGTGATGGTACTCACTGTTGTACAGCAGCACAAAAACGTGGTGATATGAATTTT